AAGCGGTATCGTTTTGTGGCCAGTAACCCGCCACGGCGAAGTCTTCTGCTTCTCGTAGGTAATACCGTAGATCAGCGAGCCACTCGGTAAGTTGGTCTTCTGAACGATACGCAAAGCCTCGTGCAAAGGCATTGGGCTTTTCAAGAAGTACTTGTGCGGCATCGATGATTACTCCTTTCACCGGGGAGTTGAGCATGATCTTCCCGGCGAGGGTGTAGAGGGTCATTTGGTTCGATGGGGTCCATTGGTCCATCCAGTAGCCGGAGATGGTAGAGACAGAGGTCTTGCGGTCCATTACATAGAGGTCCCCGGCGAAATCGACTATTCGGTCGAGGTGGCCGCAGAGGAGGTAGGGCTGGGCCACTGGATTATAGAGATCACTACCATCACCAGCAGGTGCCTGTTCGTATTGCGGCCCCCAATCAAGTTCGAACCGAAAGCTCAACTCGACCGCCGGTTTGCCGTCTTCGAGGATGTAGGTTTCGGCGGGATCGGCCTCGCCGAAGTGGTCGAGGTAATCGATCACAATCCCAACAATAGTCTCCCGGTTCTTGTACTTGCCAGCGCGAGTAGTACGATCAGGAGCCCAATCGTGGACCCGAGAATGAAGGGCACGAATAGTCTCATGAATACCGTCTTCATGGCGCATTCCTTCCGAGCGAGCGATCGCGTAGTCTTGGAGGGCTTGATGGTATTCGATACCGAAGCGGAGGTGGATGGATTCGTCCCGAGGGGCCCAGCCGTCGATGACCATGTATTGGTATTTGCGGGGGCATTCTTTTATGAGGCCGATGGTGAGGGAGGACCACGCGAACTGGATTTTGGAGTTGGGGAGGAATGGGGATCGGGTGGGTTCGGTCATCGATGTTCCTCCAACAAATCCTTATGCTTTTTGATAAGATCGAGGATTTGTCGAACCTCCTCCATATCGATGATACCGACCATTTCGTAAATAAAGTCTTCGAGATCGGCGAGGGATTCGATCTTGGGTTCTGACCTGCGTGGCATCAGAACCTCCTCGCCACTGACGTTCCCATCACCGGCTTCGGTGCGGCTTCGGCCATGTTGCCCTTGGTGGCGTTGGCGCCGCGAACTAGTGCGGCAAGGTCGGCGCCGGTGACGGAGGACATCGTGGCTTCGACCGAGGCCTTGCGGGATCGGCCACCACCAGCTTCGCGTTTGGCGCGTTGGGAGCGTTGGTATTGGATGATGGCGTCGATGTCTTGGGCGGAGAGGGAGAGGGGATCGCGGGAGATTAGTTCGTCCAACTCTGATGGTGGTGGTGGGGGCTTGGCAAGGGCGTCGAGGAGGCTGCTATGATCAGTCATTGACGGCTCCTGGGTATACCTTGAGGAGAACATCAACACCAATGTGACGAATATCAACGTTGTGATAGCCTTGACCCTCTATGAAACGTTTTACTCGTTGAGCCCATTCTAACTTATCGGCTAGTTCTCCATTGGTAAATTCGATCTCAAATGGTTTTGGTTGTCGGCCAAATGGTTCATCGGTCATCATAAATCTCCAAGTGTTCGTCGGACTTTGTGAAAGGATGTTTCAGGCGGGGTCGTTCGATCGGTAACGAGTTGGTGGATGTGTTGGCGGATACGCGTGGTCCAGCCGGGGCCGTAGGTAGCTTCTAGCCAGAGGCAATCGGCTTCGAAGAGGTTGAGGGTGACTCGACGGAGGGGTTCGTCAGCGGTGCGGGGCATGGAGCAGGTTCCTTGTGCTTAAGGCCAAGGCGGTGGCAGTAGCCGGCGATGGAGTTGCGGGAACGGCCCATCTTATCGGCGATTTGCTTGTAGGTAAGCCCGGCGCGCCAGTAGGTGCCAAGAAAGGCTAAATCGGTTGGTGTCATTGGATTGCCGCTCATGGATCGAGTTCCACTTCCTTGTTACAGACCCAGATCTCGTCGTCATGCGGCGCGCCGGGGAGGAACACTATCAGCTGGTCGAACTTGGGGTTCTCGGCGGCCTTGCGGCATTCGTACAGGGTGTTCCGGAAGTACTCCCGTCGGACCCCGCCGACTTTGAAGCGGATACCGATTTCGGCCCCGCGGGCACGGGTGAGGAGGGGGAGATAGGTGAGGGGGGATGGGCGGGGCATTAGAGCTTCTCCAGCCAATCGAGAACATCTCGCACACGTTGAGCCATTTGCATTTCTTTATTTGGGGATGGCTCACCATATGATCCATCAACGACGTCGGCAAGGTCCTCGAAGTACTCGTGCACCATTTCTAGAATGGCGTAGGCTTCATCGGGGTTCATTTCGATTGATCCTCTATCAGTTGAACCTCATCCCCTTCGACATCGATCAAACCACCGACTTCGGAAAGCCCCTCGATCGCGAGGATCCCACCGGACCGGGGCTCGATGTAGAGCCAGTATTTGCCGTCTTGGTCCTGGAGGATCCGGACTTGGAGGGTGTCGTAGATGGAGGTTCCGTGCATTGGGTGGTCGGCGGGGTAGGCCGTGGAGTTGGCCTTGGCGTCGAGCCGGCGAAAGTAGTGCATGCGGGTACGGAGGGCGAAGCAGGCGTCGTAGGTGCCAAGGCAGGCCCGGGCACCTTTGGGGTCGTCGATGGCCCTGTCAAACAGGTCCCTACATTCGTCATACGCTCTTAGTGCTGTTGGAAGGGACATCAGGTGGCCTTTCGGAATAGGAAGTCGAACTTGGCGCTACTTGGAATCATATCAACGGTAAGCTCGTAGGTATGGAGGAGGTAGCAGCATTTGGGACACTTTCGTCGTCGGTGGATTGTTTCATCTCGGGTCATTGTTTGAATCACGGGAATATCGGGCTCGGAGCATCGGGGGCAGGAGAAGCCTTGTGTCATGTTCGGATTACCATCTTACCACAAGACACTAGAGGAGTCAATCATTGTGAGTTTATTCTTGCTTCGTGTGGTGATTACATAAGCAAGGTTGGCGTCTTGTTCAGTGGTGGTGTCGACAAGGCCGGGGTCAAGCCAGTAGACGTCGTCGAACTCGAGGCCTTTGGACTTATGACCGGTGAGGAGGGAGATGGTGCCCTTCTGGGCGAAGAGATGCTCGGCATAGGAGATGGCTTGGCCGAGGGAGTCGCCGTGTTCGGCGAAGACGGTCATGCAGTCGGCGAGGTCGTTAGCGGACTTAGAGTTGGCTAGGATTTTGGCTTCGCGCCAAGCTTCGATGTTGATTAGGACTTGACGTTGGGGGATGGAGGAGTCGCCGAGCTTTTTCATGATGTTGATAAGACGAGGCCCAAGATCACTCCCCATAACACTGACGCTGCGCCCGGTAGAAATAAGCTTAAAGGCAAAGCGTAGGAGTGGAGCGTTATTCCGGCAAATAATAGTAGCACCGTCCCCAATAGAGGAAGCATCGCACGTCTCGGGAGAATGGACGGAGCCTCCGACGGTGGCGTATTGGAAGTGCGGGACATGCCATCGGGCTGCTTCGACGATGGCGCTGGGGCAGCGGAAGGAGATGGAGAGGGGGAGTTGGTGCATGCCATAAGTCTCGACTGCGGAGGCCATTCCTCCGGACTTTGCTCCACGGAATCCGTAGATATTCTGGTTTGGATCGCCAACTCCAATAAGGTTTCCTTTGACCAGTCGTGCGAGCAATGCATGATTAACTGGAGATTGGTCTTGGTATTCGTCGACCATAATGCGTGGAAATCTTGGATATGCTCCTCCGAACAATGCGGGCATGTATATCTGATCGTTGAAATCAATAACACCGGCATAGGCTTTGGTGATGGAGGAGAAGAGGATGTCATCGATAATCTCCGCGGCGTGATCGGAAGGGCGTTCGTCCATAACTCGGTGGAGGCTGGAGCGATCGATTAGGGCCTTGTGGGGGAATTTGACGCTGGATGGGACGTACCCAAGGGACTTGGCCTTTTCGACACCATCCATCACCACGGAGTACATCGACCAGACCTCGGTGCGTTCGGCCGGGGTGAGGTCATCAATTAGGGCGCGCCAAGCGTTGCGGGTTTTGTCCTTATCGAGGGTGATGGAGGGAGCGATGGAGTTGGCCCAGATACCATGGCCGAGGCCGTTGAAGGTTTTGATTCGGGTGGTCGTGGCGAACTCCCCAGCCTTTTGAGCGGCGACGGCTTCGAGTTGGTTGCGTTTGGCGAAGACGAGATAGAGGGCGGGTGTGGTCTTGTGGACTTGGTCGATTAGTTTGAGGGTGGCGGATTTACCGGTGCCTGCGAGGGCGTTGATCATGAGGGGGGTGGAGGGGGAGGCGGTGATTTGATCGAGGATGGCCTGTTGTTCTTTAGTTGGCTGCATGTTGGTGCCTCGTAATGGATCGAAGGGAGATACCAACTTCTTCACAGACCTGATCGATCGAGACCGGATTGTCGTTGATGTCGAAGTTGAGACGCCAGATGGTGGTGCAGAGAAGAGAGTAAGCTTCACGTGGGCCAGTACACATGGATACAAGGAAGCCGAGAAGGGCGTCGGACTTTTCTTTGGAGACTTGTTCTATTTCCATCTCTGGGGGCATTAGCCGATCCTCTTCATAGCGATCTGCCGGACCTGCTCTTGAACCATCGCGAGCATTTCCTCGACGCCAGCCCAGCCTTTGGCGGAGAGCTTGGATCGGTTGTCGTCCTCGGTCATGCGGAGGTGGGAGATGACAAGGCACTGGTTGCGGGATTCGGAAAGGTGATGCATGAGTAGGCGGTAGGCTTCATCGGCGGTGGGGATGCCGCCGAAGGTGGAGTAGGAGGGTTCATTGGCCACGGGGTTTCCTTTTCATGTCATAGGTCGGATCGGTCTTGTAGCTTGGGTGGGAGGTAGTCTCCATCAGGAACTCTCGATACCCGCGTTCGTATTCGGGGTCGATGATGGTGCGGGTGGTGCCATCGCCCATGCGGTAGTCGCGAAGGACGGGCATTTGGGGATCGCGCCAGGATAGGCGGAGGTCAGGGCGAAGGCGTCGCTTCAAAGATCAAACTCTTTGGTTACTAACCGTTCGATCAAGTCATCACGAAGTTGATTACAATAAATACCATCTTCGATATGAATTGAGTTCGCATCCTTCACACAAGCAACAACCCAATCCTGAATAAGATCAAACAGCTGAGTCCATTGAGCTTTCTTGCGGTTATACTCTTCATTGGCCATTAAAATCTCCTTGCGATTGATGTGATTGTGGCGGGTCGCAGGTTTAGTTGATCGAGAAGGGATCGGGAGGGTTCGATTGACGCGGTGGTGGATGGGGTCTCGAAGAACTCCGCGTCGTTGAGTTTGGTCATAGCGTCGGCGATGGTATCGGCGAAGGTAGGGCCTTCGGACCAAGCGGTGAAGTAATCGCCGGTGGGGGTGGGCATACGGAGGTTCACGCGCCAGAGGTCGGGGGTGATTTGGTAGCAGTTGTTCATTAACCAACCCCGCATATCGAGTTCAGCAAGAAGTTCGTCCATTGCTATTTGATTCCCATCTTCGCCAACAAGGCCCGTGCGTTGGCGCGTTGAGCCTCGGTGGTTTCGGATCGGAGTTTCTCTTGGGCTTTGGAGAGCTTCACTTGGGGTTGGTTAGCGGTGGGATCGCCCGGGCGGGTGTTGAACAAAGCTTTGGCATCGAGCGGGTCGAGGACTTCGGCTTTGCGCTTGTGGAGGAGGCCTAAGGCGGAGGCTAAGCCGCCTTCGTTGAGGGGGAAGCGCATGATGTACGGTGTGCCCCCGGTAGTCATCGGTAAGGCCACAAAGATGTCATGGTCGCCAAGCCAGCATTGCATGGCATGGGGCGGTATTGGGTTGTCGTCGCGCTGGCCCATCACGGTTGCACCTTTGGTCGTGGTTGAAGCATCATAGAATTGAGTTCAAGCTTCTTCCACTCTTCGTATTCTTTACGCATAGTATTGGAGGTGAGTTCGATTCCGGCGATGAAGAAGTTATCAAATAGCTTATCCTCAACCTCATGAATACACGCACGAGGGATATAGTCATAAAGCAGGTTTATGATCTGCTGAACAGAAATTCTTACTGCCATACGATCCCTATCTAGGGCTTCACGCGCGAGGATTGAGGTCTGATCGCTCGGCATTAAAACCGCCTCCATCCGTTCGCAGGTTTGGTCCCGTAGTTCTCAGCATGGAGCCGTTGTTTGGCTAGGTCGCGTTCTGGTGTTGAAGTGTATGTATCAGTGAGCGCCTGCGGCGCCAGATCGTCGACCGTCTTGATCGAGACTCCATGATATTGCGGTAGGTTGAATAGATCGTTGATAGGGTCCTGCTGCGCCAGATCGGGCTGACACATCTCAGGTTGATGAAAGCCCATTAGGATCATCTCTTCTTGTAAACCGGTAAGCTCAGGGGTCTCGTTGCTTTGTACGGTCGCAGGTTGGACCTCACCTGTCGCCCTGCCCTCGGCATCGCGAACGGCCTCATAGCCTTCGGGGATGGTGAAGGTTTGGCGTTCGGGGGTAGGTAAGATCGCCGCCCGGCCGTTGAAGTCCACAATCCGTCGGCCGTTGTCCCAGTCGAGGAAGAGGTGGGAGTTGACGAGGTTGTGTTCGAGGAAGGTTGGTAACATCTGGCGATGCCGGCAGGTGTCGCGCGAGCCAGCCGGGCAGGTGCAATCGACATGGTTGCAGGTATAGGAGGATTGAACATTGCCGTCGACGTTGAATTTGGTTATTCGGTATTCATCGCCGTCGTGGATAGCGTTGTATATGGTCATTGCGCGTCCCCTTCGCGTTCCTTCGCGTAGTCAAACTCAACGTCGGATTGGCGCGGGGTAAGACGGGGCTTCATGGCAAGGAGCCACATATCATAGGACAACGGGGTCATACCAAGAAAGCGATAGTTGGAAAGGTGTAGCTGATAGCGTTCGGGAAGGGAAAGGGCGGGCATTGGGTGATCTCCTTGATTAAGCGGAAGGGGAAGGGGCCACAGGTATCGCCATACGGTCGCATCGCGCAGCATAGCGTTTGGCATAAGCTAGGGCTTTGCCGTTGGACTTTTTATGCGCTAACCAATCAACACCGTTTAATTGTGGGGGAATGGCTAAGAAATACACCCAACGCACTCCGTTAATAGAGAATGCCACAGAACAGTCACGATCATTACGACCTAGGTATTGAATATGGATAGGCATTGGGGAAGTCTCCTGATTGTACTATCATAGTACCATATCACAGCGGGTAAGTCAAGCTTCATGACTTTGATCGGTCTAGTGGATAAAGAAAAAGCCCCTGACCGGGTGAGGGTCAGGGGCTGGATTTCAGGGTATCTGGACGGACTCAATCATTGCATCACAGTCAAAGAATTGCTTCTTGATACTTTCCATTGATTGAGTGTAATCGATATCAAAATCGGCAGCCTTTGGATGTTCCTTGATTGCAGCTTGTGGACTATCAGCGGAGATTATCTTAGTGGTTAGATCATGATCGAACCAATCGATGTAGGACACAGCGTATCGGGGCATAGGCTTGCACTCTCAGTTAAGGGTTAAAGAAATGGCCTCGCTTTAATCCAGCGAGGCCATTGGGTTAATCAGTAGTAATAGTTATAATCTGTTCCGCCACCGGCGATCCAGTCGTAGTAGTTGATGTACTGGGGCATGTCTTTGTAGTGCTTGCCTTCGTAGGGCTTAGTGGTAGGGGGAGTATCGGGCTGGGGGGATGGGGTGGCCCAGCTAGGCTCATTCGAGGATACAGAGGGTGTCTCCGAGACATGCTCCGTGTGGGATACAGACGGAGCAGAGGTAGGGCCCGGCTCACTCTGACCCTGCGCCGGGGTGATGATCTCATCGTTATGCCATCCACCAGAAGGCAGAGCCATTGGCATGGGTTCGGGCTTAGCCTCAACCTTCGATTCCGGCTTCGGCGGCTCTAACGCTTGAATAAGCGTCCCAGCATTGCCAAAAGTGGCCTTAATGAAGTCCAAAGCCCGGCTTGTCCGCTCATCAGCTTCGAGAAACATGGTCTCTGCCTGATCTTTGGCTACCTCCGTGTCACGGACCTTCTGTTCGAGTGTGGCGGCGTAGTCTTTGGCTTGCTGTAGATCAGCCCGAAGGCCTTCGACTTGCTTGTCCATCTCGCTTAGGACATGGCGAGCATCGTCAAGCGCGGCCTGAACCTTCGGCAATTCCTCAACTGCCTGTGCCATCTGGACAAGATCGGTGACGAAGTTGTTTACACTGTGGGGTGACATAGGGTTGTTCCTTCTATGATCGTCTATGGCCGGATCGGGGCACTACGATCATCTTGTGAAAGGGGACCGACAAGGCCGTGGTGGATATACCACTCGGTGCTTGTCGGGTAGTGTGTCCTTATTAATTGGGTACAGAGTGATCCTAGGCTTTGCATCCCTTAGATCGGCAAGGCTTCTTCGTAAGGGTTCCTATTACTCACTCTGTATAGCTAAGAGGGTATGTGGTCCTGCGCTTCGCGTCAGTTAACCTTCGGACATAAGCACCTCCGTTAGTTCACTTCTACGCTTAACGCTTCGCTACCAGTTATGCGTTAGCTTGCGCAACCGGCTTCGCACCCTTGGCACGCGGGGCGACTTTTCCCGCCTGCTTTGCACTCAAGGGCTTTTCGGCCCTTTCCTTGGCCTTCTTGGCTTCGTCCTTGGCAACCAACGTCGGATCGACATGAATGAGCGATGCGATATCGATGGTCATGGGCTTGGCTTCGCGGGCTTTGAGATTGGCCTCAGCGGTGGCGACGATGGAGGGGTCACTCTCCAGCAAAGCCTTAGCCGCTGCGGTAATCTCGGAAGCCTTGACGTGGGAGATCTTGATCTTGTTCGCTTTCATCGCGTCCTTGACCAAGTTACGACCAAGCCGCATGGCCTCGGTCATGATCGCGCCAGAGACCTTCTTGATGGTCTTGCCGGTGATCTTGATCGTGCCGTCGGCCATTGCCTTGACGTTGGCTTGCGCCTTCGCCAAGATAGCGGCCTTGCGTTCGGTCTCCACGGGATAGGCTTCCTTGGTGAGCTTCGACATGTTCCGTTCGGCGATTACCTTGATCCCCTGTAGGAGGACCTCTTTGTAGACCTCATCGTTGAACGAACGAGTGTCCACGCGGACTTCGCCAGCACCGTTCTTAAGCGGAACGGTAACGAAGAACTTTTCGTCATCGGGAGCAATGGTCGGAGCATCAGTGGTCGTGAGCAAGTCTGACATAAGTTTCAGCCTTCTAATAAACCCACAGGCTGACCCCAGGCGGAGCGGCTATCATAAGGGATGGAGGGACCTATAGGAGGTTGAGCCTAAGCTCTGTCTCCGTTCGCCCCAACAGCGCCCCTAAGCCAGCTTGGGCTTTGGTTAGTGGGTTAGTCGTGCGGGATTGCACGGGGCGGATGCGCTGAGTTAAGGCTAGACTTGATAGATACCGATTAAACTATCGCCATCGGTTTCTAATTGCCCTTCAAGATAGTGCTTACCATGTGAACAGGAGATATACTTCCCGTCACTATCTTCTTTGACAGTGGCCACCGCCTTTCGATCAAGGCAAGTGAAACCATCATCACACTCAACTTCATCACCGGGCGTTAGCTGTGATAGCTTAGCCCAATCGCGTCCGTTCTTATCTTGCATTGGCAATGCTCCAAGGTTGGCGCATCCGGCCGATACAATCCCATGATAACCTAAACGGCTACCATATACTAGGTGGTTTCAAACAGCCCGTGGGATAATGCCCACGCATGGATTGTTATAGCGTCCCCGCTCGGCGATGGTGGCATCATGCGCCCCGATTGTGGCGCGATTGTGGCGAGCGGCGTGAACGAACGGCGAACATCGATCACGAAATCGTGAGGCGGAATGGTATTGGTTAGTAACCACGACGAATTGGATTAGCCGGGATAGACATAACCAGCTTATCCCCAAGCTTGCCAACCGGGCGCATTCCGGGCTTGATCGGTGCGACCAGCTTGGGTTCAGGCTTATGCCCAATCAAATCACCCAAGCCAGCCTTGACCAATACCTTAGCATAGGTATCGATCTCTTTCTGCTTGATCTCACTGAGTAATTCATTCCCTGACTTCATAACCCGTGGTGGTCTAGGGTCCTGAGGTATCGGCATCATCTTACCACCATTCAATTCATCACGATAATGTGATGGTCTGATCTCGCGGCCATCGCTCAGGCTCTCAATGGCTAGGATCACTGGCGGGGGCTTAGGCTTGAACGGCATCGGCTATCCCTCTCCCGATTGTTAACATATCATACCACGTAACCCTCTGATAGTCCAGCACAATCTTCGGTTATTTCGGCGGTAGCCATAACCAATCGGGGTGATTTCTTTCATGTCCCCTTATCACCCCTCTTCAACGCCTCTCATAACCTGATCTCACACCCCCGGCCGTGTGTTGGTAGCCGGTGGTGTCTGGGTGGGTGTGTCCTTGTCTATGTGAGAGAGATGATCTTTAGATAGAGGAGGACAGCTACCCATATACGGTAGGGGAGGGACACCCCAACACACGGCCTACCATGTCAGATCAGGTTATAGGAGGACTATCAAAGGGGCGATAGAGGGAAATCAAAGCTGGCGGCGAATCGAAGCCATGCGCCGAACGCATACCTGCCATGCGGCGATGGCGCTTGCATCCTGACGGCAATGAGCGCATCTTGTCGTTGCTGCACCGATGCAGCGTTGCACAACCGCTAAGGGAACGAACACATGACCAACCTCGTTGAACGCATGAATGCCATGACCGAAACCCTTAAGAACCTCAGCCCCGAACAAGTGGCGTTCTTCAAGCAATGCGCTGCACAGGCCGAACAGGCATCATCGCCCAAGGCCCTCACCATGAAAGTCTCCGAGAAGGGCGCGCTGTCCATCTACGGCCTCGGCCGCTTCCCTGTCACCCTCTACCGTGGCCAATGGGAACGCCTGCTCGCCGCCAAGCCGACCATTGAGGCGTTCATTGAGGCCAACGCATCCCTGCTCTCGGTCAAGGCCTAGCCCTCCCTCCGCCGACCATCCACCATTGGCCTCGCTCCTCGTCGGGGGGCGGGGCCAAAATTTGTGCCTGCGCGTGGGGGCAGACCACCCAGACATCCATTACATAAAAATTGAAACATACACACGAAACATCTGTATCTAAACAATCGGAGTGCTTGACAACCGCGGGCGAACGTGGTCCAATGGTGGGGAAGATAGGAGACGATCGTCGTGTTGGAAGGATTCATCGAGGTCTCGGTTGTGTTGAAGCCAGCGGTGTATGCCCTGCTCCGGGATGGGGTGGTGGTTTACGTTGGGCAATCGAAGAAGCCGCTATCCCGGATCGAGGCCCATCGGTCCAACTGGGGCCGGAAGTCGACCCCGTCGTGGATGCCCGCCAGCCTTCGTGGGGTTCTCTTCGATCAGGTCTACATTCTCCCCACCCTCATCGAAGACCTCGACCGGGTCGAAAAGGCCATGATCGAACTCTACAAGCCTCGATACAACATCAAGCTCAAGTCCCCGACCCCAGTTGCCATTGCCCATCTCTTTACCCAGCCCAAACCCTCACCCCAGGTCCACCGACGGTTCTAACATGGCCCGACTTCAACATAGCAGCCGAGCGATTGAATCCCTTCCGGAGATCACCGATATCCGTGAGGTGACCCGGGCTGACCTGACCCACTTGCAAGCCCCCCGGCCAGCTGGGCAGATTCAAAGCCTTAAGGATTCTCATCATCGCCTAGCTCGTGCGGTCGCCTCAGGTATGTCCAATAGCCAAGCTGCCGAGACCTGCGGTATGAGTTATAACAGGGTCTCCATTCTTAAAGCGGACCCTTCCTTCATCGAACTCGTCGCCCACTACCGCACCATCCTCACCGCGGAGTGGAAAGAAACTGCCGATCCCGTCACCGACTACATGCGGTCAAACGCTCTCAAGGCCGAGCAACTCATCTCCGATCGCCTCGACAAAGCCATGGAAGAGGACGAAACCATCCCCCTTTCCCAACTCGTCCAAGTCACCTCGGATCGCTACGACCGGCTCGGCTATTCCAAAGTCACCAAGTCCGTGAACCTAAACGTCGACTTCGCTGCCAACCTCGAAGCAGCCCGTCGCCGTTCCGCCCCCGCACGTGAAGTCAAAACAATTGAGGCCAGTCCCACGCTGCAACCTCAATCGGCCCCGGTGGCCTCAACCAAGCCCGGTGGCCCGCCGGGGTCGTCTCCCTTACGGAGATTCGGATGAACCATGCCCTAACCGTCGGCGATCTCCTATGGCCAGCTATCGCCATCGGCGGTATCATCGCCATCTTCATCATCATTGCCATTGTGCTTTCCGTCTTTGCCGACGCGTTTAAGCACTAACCCAAGGAGAGACCCAGTTGCTTGATCGCCCAGAGTTTGGATCGGCAATCTCCGAGTTTGATCGCACTGGGTCTCTCCCCACCCAAACCGTAGCACCTTTCCTTGGCCCGACTGAGCCCACACCCAGTGGACCCGGGCGCACCCAACCATGCGAAAGGGCAGGCCCCAAGGGTTCAGCTAGAACCCCGCTAGTGCTAAGACCATCCCACTCCCGTAACCTGGTGTCCTCAGTCCCACAGGAGCGGTGTTGGATGGTCTTGTGTTCAGTAAGCAGCACGCTGCAAGCAACAAGCCACTCTTGGGCCAGGTGTACACGTGGGACCCACGGACGTAGTCCGCACCTGGCCCGCCCAAGTGGAACCCCCTCATGCTAAACCTTGAATCCTCCCCCACCAACGAAGGCATGACCGCCGAACTCCTCTCCTGGCTCGCCTCCGTCGCTGACGACCCCTACGCCTTCGCCCTCGGCGCCTTCCCTTGGGGCGAACCCGGCTCCTCCCTCGAGAAGCACGAACTCGACCCTTGGCAAATCTGGGTCCTCACTGCGATCCGCGACAAACTCCTCACCGTCGACGAAGCCGTTCAACTCGCAGTCGCCTCCGGCCACGGCATCGGCAAGTCCGCCCTTGTCGCCATCATCATCCTCTGGGCCTTCATTACCTACCCAGACACCCTTGGCGTCGTCACCGCCAACACCGAAACCCAGCTCAAGACCAAAACCTGGGCCGCCCTCGGTAAATGGTTCAACCTCTGTTGGTTCGCCCGGGACCACTTCACCCTCCACGCCACCTCCCTCGTCTCCAAGGACCCCACCCGCGAACGGACCTGGCGCGTCGATATGATCGCATGGTCCGAGACCAACCCCGAGGCCTTCGCCGGTCTTCACAACGAGGGCAAGCGAGTCTTCATCATCTTCGACGAAGCCTCAGCCATCGCCGATATCATCTGGGAAACCGTCGAGGGCGCCACCACCGATGCTAACACCCAAATCCTCTGGCTCGCCTTTGGCAACCCGACCCGCAACTCCGGCCGCTTCCGCGAATGCTTCGCTGGTGGCCAGCATGAAATCTTCTGGACCTCACGCCAGATCGACTCCCGTACCGTCCGTATCACCAACAAGTCCCGCTTCGACAAGTGGGCCAAAGTCTATGGAGAAGACAGTGACTTCTTCCGCATCCGGGTCCTTGGGCAGTTCCCTCGTATCGGCGAGATGGAGTTCTTTTCCGCGGTCGATGTCGACGCGGCAATGTCGCCAGACCGAGAAGTATTCGTTGATGCCTTTACACCGTTGGCGCTCGGCGTCGACGTTGCGCGTTTTGGACGCAATAACTCTGTGCTCTATCCACGAAAAGGGCGAGATGCAAGAACGCTCGAGAAGCAACTCTACTCCGGAATCAACACAGTAGAACTCTCCAACAAAATCCACGATGCCTACATCAAATGGCGCCCCGATGGAATCTTCATCGATGGTGGCGGCGTGGGCGGTGGCGTTGTCGATCAATGCCGCAACCAACGTCTATTCGTCTGGGAAGTCCAATTCGGCGGCAAAGACGACATCACCGGCGTTGTCTTCGACAACCAAGGCGAGAAGTACGCCAACAAGCGCTCCGCAATGGCCGGTGCCCTCCGTGCCTGGCTCAAGACTGGCGTTCTCCCGCCCGACCCCGACCTCCGTAAAGCCATGCTCGCCATCAAGTACTCCTTCAACAAGAAGGACGAAATCCAACTCGTCTCAAAGGAAGACCTCCTCGAAGACAATCCTGACCTTGACTTCGATACCCTCGACGCCCTCTTCTGTACCTTCGGTGGACCGATTAGCCGAACGGACCAGATGGCCGGAGGGGACCACCCCCATAAACCACCTGTGGAGACCGACTATGATCCATACTCGCCTGAACGAATGGCATCCTGACCGACTTCTCTGCTCAGTTGACCCGATAACCCTCACCGGCCTTGCTCTATCCGCCGCTGGCTCTCTAGGTGGTGCAGCAGCCGCTGGTGCTTTCAGTAGCAAAGGCTCTGCCCCCACCCCGACCATCCCTCAAGCAGCCCCACCCCAGCAGAACCCAACCGGCAAGGCTACCACCCCAACCGGGAACCAACCCACCTTTATCGGTGCCGCCGCTACCCCGCCAGTTCAGTCGGGACAGAAATCCCTCTTAGGTCAATAACCCATGCCCGTCGTCCCCATCACCCGCGGCCGCGCAGCGACAGGTGCTACCAGTGGTAAAGGCACACCTTTGGCCCCTCCCCCAGAACCCTTCGCCCTAATGGCCGCCGCCCAAATGCATGCCGAAGGGCGCCTCGTCGAACCAACCGGAGAGGCCCCTAGTGGCTCAGTCCCCAACCCCAAATAAATTCCCCCGCACCGACGGTTCCGGCAACACCGCGGATGACCGTGCTCTCTCCTATTCCGAGGGTCGCCTTCTCGGTCTCCGAGTCAACCGCTACTCGTGGTGGACCCACTGGCGCGAACTCGCCGACTTCTTCCTACCTCGGAGATACAAATGGATAGTAACCCCCAACCAGATGGCTCGGGGCTCCCCGATAAACCAGCACATCCTCGATTCCACTGGCGTCATCTGTGCCCGAAATCTGGCGTCTGGATTAGTGAGTGGAAAGTCATCTCCGACTCGACCATGGTTCAAATTGCGTGTTGGCACTGTGGACTCCACGCAGACTTCCCCAACGAGCCTTTGGTTAGCGGAGTGCGAACGGCTCCTTTACTTAGTCTTTAGCGAATCCAACTTCTACAACTCCATCGCCCAGTACTACTTCGATCTCGTCATCTTCGGCACCGCTTCCCTCCTAATCTACGAAGACTTCGAAAACGTCATCAACTGCATCAACCCCTGCGCCGGAGAATACTACGTCGATATCGATGGCAAGTACCGTCCAACTATCTTCTACCGCGAGTTCACCATGACGGTATCCGCCGTCGTTTCGGAGTTCGGCTATGATAACTGTTCTGGCTCTATCCAACAACTCTACGATGATCCAGGCGGAGCTAATCTTACCCGAGAACTTATCGTTGCCCACTCGATCGAGCCCAATGACGATGGAAGAGGTCCAGACTTTGGTTTCAGCGATCGTTACAAGTTTCGCGAACTCTATTGGGAATGGGGAGGCTCAGCTTCACCTCAGGGATCGAACTACTCCCCCAAGGGCTTCCTCCGCAAACAAGGCTACTACTCCCAGCCCAATATAACCTGCCGCTGGGACCTTGTCTCCAACGACGCCTATGGCCGATCCCCCGGCATGGACGCCCTCCCCGATCAGAAGCAAATCCAACTTGAAACCCGCCGCAAAGCCCAAGCCATCGACAAGATGGTCAACCCCCCGCTCGTCGCCGATGCCCAACTTAAGAACCAACCGGCCTCCCTCCTCCCCGGTGGCATGACCTATATTCAAGGCATGGCCGCTTCCGGCGGCAAGCCTGCGATCACCTCCATCTACGACACCCATCAGTTCCCCGTCCAAGCCATCACCGAAGACCTCACCGAAGCCAAACAACGTATCTCCAAGACCTTCTTCAACGACGTCCTCATGACAGCGAGTCAGTATGAAACCCGTTCAAACGTCACTGCTGTTGAGT